TTGTTGTAAGAATAGCTTGTCCTGCTGGACCGTGAATTTCTTTGGTTGCTAGATCTGTGGATGGTTGTATATCTAAAATTCTAAATTTATAAATTCCTGTGTCTATTTTAAAAATTATAGAATCAAAAGAACTAGCATTAAATTGTTCTATTAGTTGTGAAGAATCGTAAAAATTAATAGAACCAAATACAGAACCGCCAAACATATTTTCTTCTATAACAATTTCATCAAATGAAATATAACTGTCTGCTTCTACGCCAATTTGACTAAATATTTCATACCATTTGCCAGAATATTTTGCAAGCTGTATAGAAATAATATTAACATTTGGAAAATTAACAGGATCAGAAGTTATCATAAGATATTAGTTGTTGTGCTTGTTATTGTTGTGTTATTTAGACTATTATTAATAATATTTTCTAAATTTTGTACACCATCTTTAGTTAAATACTTTATTTGTTGTGTATTATATGCGTTTTCATCCATTAATTGTTTTCTTAATGTAATATATCCTTCTTGGTTATTTGAGTCTTGATAATTTTCTAAATAACTGGTCCAGTTCTTACTTATACTTGGATCTAATACTATTCCTGCTATTTGAACATACAAAACAGCGTCTAGATATTTTTGTATTGTTAACAGCTTATTTTGTATAGTTTTTACTTCTTCGTATTGTGAAGTTTCTGTGTTATATCTCCAAATAGACACAACAGTTCCGGATGGATCTATAGTTGGATTTCCTACTGATATCGGATTAACGTCTGGAAAAATATACGGTTTTGCATTTATTTTTTTAAACACAGTATCAACAGAATTCACAACACCAATATATTTTTTGACTGCTCCAGAGTTTTTTGCAACTATATGTTCGTAACCAGAATCTAACATGGAATAAGTTCCACTAATTGCTGTTGGTGTTATTTTTTGTAATGTTGCGCCTGCACATTCAGCGTCTCCATATTTTAAAATTTTACCCCAAACAACCAGCTCGCCATTTGTGTTTATTGCAGCAGAATGATATCTGCCTGCTGATATTTTAGTGTACTTTCCAGACGGAACTGTGGTTTGACCGTCTGCACTCAATCCCCAAGCGTATACCGTACCATCAGATTTTAATGCTAAAGCGTGTTTATAGCCAGCAGCAACAGCAACAAATCCAGTCACTCCTTGAGGAATATCTCGTTCACCGTATGTGGTTCCGCCCCAAGCACTCAAACCACGATCCGCACCTTTTATTCCAACACAGAAGTCGTATCCACAATCTATATCATATAAAGTTACACCACCCGGTCCTGTTGGTATCATTGAACCAATTTTATCGTATGCAACCACTCCACCATTAGAATAAATTCCTACCCCACCACACAAACCAGCAGTCCAAGAAGTTTTAGCCACACTTTCGAGCCCATAAGATGACGAATAATCCGAACATTCCCCATAACAGTCAATTAATGATGCATCATTAATTGCAATTATTCTGTTTCCTGTTGCTTGAATAAAAGTAAAACCATTTGTATTTGAAGTATATAATTGTTTGGTACTAAGTGAAAAATTGCCAACATCGGTATTAAGACCTATATCTTTACCCCATGCGTATATTGTTCCCGATGTATCTAAACATGCAGTAAAAAAAGATCCGGCAGAAACTTGCATTACCTGTTTTTGTGCATCAAAATCGTCTGGTATGATCGATTGGCCAAAATGCGGAGAACCACAAGCATTGGAAGCAACAACAACTCCTGCACCCAAACAAGTTATACAATATGACCCTTCCCCATTTTCCACAATAATTAAATCACCGCTTAAAATATTATCCAAACTAACACCAGTGTAACTGTCTAGATTTGTGTTATAATAAGATTGAGTATCGGTTGGTGGAAGGTATTTTGAGTTGTTTGCAAATTGATATGAAAATCCTTCGTATTCTGCTTCTATTTTTTTAGTGTACGCTTCTTCTGATAATCCCCATTCAGTTAATGGATTTTTTATTCCATTTGTTAAAAATAATGACCAGTAGTATCCTGGATTATTATATAATCTGTAGGATAATTGATCGGCTCGTTCTCCAACCAAACTGGTGGTTGTGGCTAATGCTGCAGGATTAGAAAAACTAACAACTATAGTTTTAAATATATCAGTAAAACTTAAAGTTTGACCGGTTAAATTGTAATCTATTTTAGGAAAAAATTGTATCATATTTATACTTCTACGATTACACTACCACCAAAACCGCTTTGTTCCACAATTCTATCAGATCTTGAAAATATACGATTGGTACCATCGCCTACTTGCATGGCAGGTTCTAATTCAACAAAAGACAATTTAATATTAATTGCTAATGGCTTATAGTCTGATGTGATAAATCCAGTATTTAAAATAGGAGCTCTATTAACGTCAACTGTTCTTAGTACAGACACTAGTGGTGCACCATCCCAGTAACGCGCAACATTATCTATATTGATAATACCACCAATAGCTTCTATAGACCATAATGGTGGATGAAGCATTGTTAAAATAGAAGAAGTGTTTGCCACAGGAAATACGTTTGCTTGAAATGTTAACGCTATTTGGTTTGCCACTTCCGCTTGTTCCTTAGTTTTGGCAATCATGTCTATGATAAAATTATGAGTTCGTCTTGCACCAGGTTGTAAGATAGTTTCCATATGATCAAATCTGATCACACCACCGCCACTAAAAAAGCTGCTTGCAAGTTCTTCTTTTGCTCTGATTTCTCGTCTAAAAGACTCCATAACTCCAGAAATGCCTCCAATTTCTATAGCCTGAATATTTAATGATCCACCCGCTTGATAATTTTGACTGTTTAAAGTTGCCATTGCTTTAGGAAAAGGAACACGAATATCAACATAAGGATTGCTTCTAATATTATCACGTGTTCGGTTTTTAGCAAATGTGCTGTAATTTGCAGCCCGGAAAGACAAAAAAACTGGCACTTCTGCCGCAAACGGATCGTTGTCTGGAGGAAATTGTAAAGTGTATGTTGCCATAGTTTTATATTTTCTATAAATATATATTGAAATTTATGGCATATAAAACTAAATATAAACCGGAAACGCCAAACAAATACGTTGGCAATAGTGATAATATAATATGCCGTTCTAATTGGGAACGCAGTTTTTGTAAATATTTAGATAAAAATAAAAATATAATACGTTGGTCTAGCGAAGAATTAAAAATTCCATATTTATCTTCCATAGATAAACAGGTACACCATTATTATCCTGATTTTTTGTTTGAAGCAAAAAAGGACGATTCTACTATAGAAACTTTTGTTGTGGAAATCAAACCTAAAAAACAAACAGCAAAACCTGCTCCTAGAAAAAACAAAAAAGCGTATTTAAATGAATGCATAACTTTTGAAATAAATACTTGTAAATGGGAGGCAGCAAAACAATTTTGTGATGAAAGAGGATGGAAATTTAAAATTTTAACCGAAGAAAACCTATTTAAAGGAAAATAATGCCAGACAGAAATCAATTAGATAATTCAGATGTTTCCACTTTATTAAATTTTTTTCAAAAATCATCTGGATTTCAACAAACAAATAGGTTTAAAGTTTTAATAACCCCACCAATAAAAATACAAGAAGCAGACGTGCCTCCTTTATTTGCCACCATGGTTCAAATACCCGGACAGGTTGTTAATTATTTTTCGGATAGCATGTCTCCATCTGCCAGTTTGATAGACATTCCGGTAAAAAGAGAATACGATAACAGATTTATCATAGATTTTATCGTTGATAAAAATTGGAATACTAGACAATTTTTTGATAAATGGATAGATTTGATGTTTATCGATAAGGAGACTGAAGGTGGAAAAAAATCACATGTATTACAATATTATAACGAAATAATCGGAAAAGTAACTATACAACCACTTGATATTAATAATAACATAAACAAAACATTCACACTATACGGTGCTTGGCCAAGTACCATATTACCAACTCAAATGATGAATGATGCTCCTAACAGCTATTTAACATTAACTGTTGACATGAATTACAGGTATTATAATATTACAAATCTTAACGAAACCACCTAAAATATGGCATTAAAAGATCTTTTATTATCATCACTACCACAATACTGTGAAACCTTAGCTTCTGGCAAAGAAATTTGTTTCAGACCAATGACAGTTTCTGAAGAAAAGGCAATTCTTATTGCAAAAAATTCAGGAAATAAACAAACAATTATTAAAACTTTAATGAATATTATTAGTGTTTGTTTTGAAGATATTACTGTAAAAACTCTTCCTATCTGGGATTTTGAGCACATGTTTCTACTGTTGCGATCTAAATCTATTGGAGAAATAGAACAATTTAAAATAACATGTCCAGAAACAAAAGAAGAAGTTAAAATACAAATAAATTTAACAAAAGATGTTGTATTAAAAAACAACATTAAAAATAACAATAAAATTAAATTGAGTGACAATTTACTATTGGTGTTTAAACAACCAACAATCCAAACACTATTGAGCTACCCAAATTACACTTCTTCTTCAGAAGAATTCTATAAGTTTATAGGATCTTGTATTAAACAAATACAAAATGAAAAAGAGATTATTGAATGCTCAGAATTATCAGAAAATGAAACAACAGAATTTGTTCAAAATTTAACATCACAACAGTTTAAAAAGGTTATAGAGTATTTTGATACATTACCATTACTACAAATTGAAACAAAGTATCAAACATCAGATGAAAAACAGCGAGAAATACAAATAAAGGGCCTTTTCAACTACATAAATTTTTTTTTTGATTATTTAAGTTTACAATTATTTTATCAACAAAATTTTGAAATGAAATATAACCATAAATATTCATTAAATGAAATAGAAAATATGATTCCTTGGGAACGAACAGTATATTTAGAGCAAATTAGAACAGAACTAAACGAAAAACGCCAAAGAATGAATAATTCTACTACTCTCTAAATTAGAAAGCAAAAATGGCAGAATTAAACGATAATATAAAACCAAGCGAAAAGCTACAAGCATTTCTAAATTATACTAAAGTAACAGCCGAAGAACTTCCACAAAAAATAAATGATGAAGGATTCTTTAAGCAAGCAGTCCCAGATATGCGTCCTGTAGAGAATAGAACTGCAAGATCGTTTATCGATGAATCTAATATTATTCCAGAAACTAATGAAACACAAAATTTATTGAGTAGAATTCATGAAGAATTACTTTCTCAAAAAGAATCTACTATTAATCCCATAATAGAACAAAATCAACAACAAAGACTATCATTAGATACCAGCGAGTTATTTAAACCTTCTCAGTCAGTGTCTGCCGAAGAAGGACTCAGAAGCATTTCTGATATTAAAGATAAACAAGATAAACTAAGTATACTAGAAAATAAAAGTGTTCCTAATGTGGAAGAAAATAATTCTAATGGTGGTGGAACATCAGTTAACAATAATACCTCAAATACCACAAACGTAACACAAGTAACACCTGATTATTTGTTGGCAATGAGAACACATTACCAGACTCTTCCTCCGTGGAGACAATATTCGGGATAAAAGAAAAGGCCCCTTTCGGGGCCTTTTTTATTCGTCTCCTAGAGACTTCAGATAACTTTCAACATCTACATCCTCATCCACTTCCGTCTTGGGAGTAGGCTTTCGTGAAGACCGAGTAGGTGCTTCGTTCTCAATAGTGTCCTCTTCGGTGGCTTCACCACGAACATCGCCTCCTAGGGCATCTACAAGCTTTACTTTGAGTTCTGCGTAACTCTTGAACTCCTTGGGATTCACAAACTCCTTGAGGGCGTATTGTTTCTTCCATAGAACCTCAAGCTTGGCGTCATCACCGTCAAGCAGTTCTGAAGCCGCACTGAACTCAGACTTATCGTAGTTGACATAACCTTCAACCTTACGAATCTTTAGCTTGAAGTTGGCACCCTTCCAGAAGTCAAATGGATTTACTGCATTCTCGTCTTCAAACTCTGGGTTCATTTGCTCTTGAATCTTCTCAAAAATCTTCTTGCCATACTTAAACAGGAACACCTTACCCTTGTTTTGAGGAGCAGCAGGATCTTCCACAACAAGAATATTAGACACATAATTAAGCTTACGCTTACGATCACGAGCAATACGCTTATCGCTTTCAGTACCACTATTCCATAGCTCAGAGTTTGCTTCACAAACCGGGCACTTTTCACCAAGGGTAGTGGGGCAGTTGTGAATAAACCATCCACTCTTTCCCTTAAACGCATGAGAGTACAACTTAACCCACGGAATGTCTTCGCTTTCCACTGCAGGAAGGAATCGAATAACTGCATATCCATTACTAGCAGAGTCCAGAGTAGGACGCCAAAATCGGTCGTCCTTGTAATCGTTAGACTTGTTGCTCTTCTCCAGTTCTTCTTGAAGCTTGGAGGCCATTGACGTAGAATTCTTCTTTAGATCTTTAAATCCCATTATAAATCTCCTTTAATATAAAAGTATACACCGAATAAACGGTAAGTCAAATCAAATTGGTAATTTTGATGATTTTGGGAGAAAATTTAAATTTTCCCCTTCTTGTTGTATTTTTTCTAATATTGGCTTAGAAAGAACTTTTGCCATGCTCTCTATAGGAATATCTTTGGATTCACATAAAGTCACAACAGCGTCTATGTAAGACACCGACCATTCTTCCACATATTTTTCTATCTCTCGGCAAAAATCGTTTTGCGTTTCTTCATCAAAATATAATACCATTGTATATTATATAGGTGTTCATCACAATAAAATATTTAAAATGTTACACCGTAAATGTCTCGCATAGTTCGGAAAAATCCATATGAGTACGGTTGATTTAATACACAAGGATAAGTTAATCCGTTTAGATAATCTAAAGTGGAAACGTAATCCAAAACAGAAGAGGTGGCACCAACCACGCTAGTTCTGACAAATCCTGCAGTCCATCCCCAACTGTAAGTATCACCTATAGATTTATTGTTTGGTTTTATTTCTGATCCGCTAAACGTGTAACCAAATGCACTTTTTATATTGTCCCAGCAAGTAGGAGCACAATTAAAAGTAATTCCGGTTATACCTTTTATGCAAGTTTTTAATGCGCCAGAACCAGAACACACCCAGCCTTGAGTCTGTAATATATCAATATACGCATCACAAGACAAATTGGTGTACGTTAATCCGGTTGCTGCCGGTGCTCCAGGAGCACCATCTCTAATTTTATAAAAATCATTTCCATATGGACTAAATTGATCTAGACCACCAAAATAACTGCTGGTATATCCTACGTTTTCAAATAAGTGTGTTTTTTCTAAATTTCTAAACAATTGATTTGCTTCAGAATACGTTTTATAATAATTAGAATTATAAGTTACCAGATCACTAGGATTAAAAATAAACCAAGTGGTTGCATCCGAATTATTTTTAAATGTAAAACTTATTCCACCATAATTTAATTGTTTTTTTATTGGATAATCAAAAATAGTTGTTGTTATTTTTTTACCATCAGAACCAAGAAAATAACTGTAAGGTATGGCATAAGTGTTTCCAAATCCTCGTTGAGTGTTGTAATCCTTTAAAGTATTTACCAGATACTCGTCAAATAATGGAAGAGTGGTACCACCACTAACTCCGTAAAACAAGTATTTGTTATAATCGTAAACAGTTTCGTCTTCTGCATATGGCACTAAACCAATTTCTGGCAATCCAGTTGATATACAACTTGTAGTGGCACCAGACACCGTACCACATTCAAATGGTGTTATTATAGGCCCGAAATGATAGATTGTTACTCCATCAAGTTTTTCTGTTATTTCGTATGTGCTATTGTATGTTATAACATCGCAATTAGGAGCTGATCCTAGATTAGAAAAAATACGATATTCGTCTACTCTACCCGTAACTATACTACTGTCAGAACAACTTTCTTCTGTGTCAAAACCACCACTGAATCCGGCTCCACAGCATATACCACCCAAAAAATATATCTCTTCGTATAATAAATAATCCGTAGTACCTTCAGGACAAGGAATAACAAGACGATATCTGTGAGTCTGTTTGCAACAATAAAAAGCACTTTCAGTTTCTTCTTTAACAGTACCAAGACTTGCTACATCTTTAAAACATTTAAACTTAAATCCTAAATCGGGGTCATTAAAATTAGTGGTATATTGGTTAAGAAAATCACCAAAAACATAACCAAAAGGGTCGTATAATTTTGATGTTTGATAATTAGCAATATCTGCAAAAAATCTTGTGTTGGATAATGGAGGACTAGAATACTCAGAAAAATTACAAGGTGCAGTATTTCCTGCAAGTCCATCTAAACCATAATAATTGTCTACGGTCCAGTAATTATTTGCAGTATTTCCTAATCCACATATATCACAAAGACTAACCGAATTGGGATCATAATAACAATCACTACAAAATACTTTTTCTTCACTGGGCCACAAATACTGTAATTGATTTGTATTAATTAATTGACCTTCAAAAATTTCAATTTTCTTTTGTCCAGTAAATGTGTCTCTGCATTCTTTTAAGGTTACCGCGTATACTTCTATAGGATGTGGTAAGAATTGATACGATGCGTATTTTACAACAGAACCCTTGTAAATATTAGCTGCAGTAGTGAATGTATTATAAATTCTATAACATTCAGAAAACTCACCAGTCACTATCTCTAAAGGACACGGATATTTTACAGTAAATCCTGTACAGTAATACGTCCAAGTATTATCTCCCGGTGGGAGTGTGGTTAATTCGTAGTTGTCTAACCAAGGAGTAGTTGTGATTGAACCACTTTTGATTGGCATTTCTGGAATTGTTTTTACTGCGCCTTCTTGTTTACCAACAGTAAAAAATATCTGATAAGATGAATTAGAAGTAGGGCTTGGTATCGCACTGCTATACTGAACGTCTAGTGGATAAGATTCTTTTTCTGGATTACGGTCTATCACATTATATAAAGCCGCAGATCCTGTGCAACACACTGGAAGATATGGTATCAAATAAGAGTTACCGGGTTGTCCTCCTAATCCAGGTGCTTCATCTCCTTCTATTAATCTGTTCCATAATCTTGCATATTGAGTAGGATACGGTTGTATACATGTCCAATCAATAAACGGATGTTTATTGTTATCAAAATGTGTTCTTGGATTTAAAATTTTATTATCAACTGTAACACCAGCGTATGCTGAAGGTAAAATTAGTGTGGCTTTAAGTCGATGATCGTAAGTAACACCTTCTCCTAATGAACAGTAATTTGCACTGCCTAGATGTTCTAGAGTATCTCCTTTATGAACTCCTAAAACTTTAGTTGGTCCAAATTGAAGTTGATTTAATCCGTAGTCTCCAGTGTAACCAGAAGTCCATCCTTGAACTCCTTTAAATTCTCTAATGTAATAATTTAAAGTAGGAGTACCAAAAACTGGTTCTGCTCCCAGCCTTCTTCTTTCTAAAATTAAAAACCCAATACGGTTGGTTATCACACAACAGCAAGGATTCCATCTAGTCATACTGTAAAGCTACTTTCTTACCTGAAATTATTTCAAGGTCAGTAAATATTTAGTCTGATTTATTAGACTGAGCATTTCATCACGAATATTGGAAAGATCTGTGTTTTCAGACAGTTGGGTTTTCATTTCCACTGAAAGAAAGTGTGTGGCTTGGTCTAACAGTTTCATTGCGCTCCCCAGAGTGTATGGACGGAGATCCAATTTAACTGGTGGTAGATTCTTGCCATTTACACCCATGTAAGTTTCTACAAAGGTGTCTATAAGAGCGTCTAAGCCCTCGTAAGCCTTGCCTAACGCTTTATGCTCGGCATAAGAGCTAGTACCCCAGTGAAGCATACGAAGTTGGTTTTGAAGTCCTAATAGTTTATCTACCATGTTATTTTTTCCTATAGTATATAATGCACCCGGGTGGGGATGCAAAGTATCTATAGAAATTCCATTTTCAATAAATACTGGTAGAAGGAAGGTGATTTCTAATGCAAATAATCAATTGGCTAAAAGCTCAATTAAACACCGTTCTAGTTAAACTAAACCTAAAACCACAACCCAAGAAGTGTTCAAAGAAGCAGTGCTGCAAAAAGTAAAGAGTATTCAATAATGGAATAACGGGCTCCCACCTGTGACGGCGGGAGCCCTTATTCTTTTTACACTATTACCTTTTTACAGTAGTCGTACATGGCAATGCCACTTGCCGTACCTACATTCAGGCTACGCACAGAACCGTACTGAGTGATGTATACGGTGTCCTGAGCCATCTGGAGCAGCTCTGGAGGCACTCCAACCTGTTCTTGGCCCAGAATGATTACCGCGTGCTTATTGGTGGGCCACTGGTAAGATTCTAAACTAATGGAATTTTCCACATTATCCATGGCAACCAGATGCAGCGGTCCTACTTGTTCCGCCAGCGTGTCAAGTCCTTGCACCAACCGATCCAACGTTCCACAATGTACAGAACGAACATAGTGGTGAGTACCAACAGTACCACGGCGATCATACTGCTTAGACCCATAGATAAAAACTCGTTTAGCCAAGAAAGCATTAGCGTTCCGGATGCAAGTAGCAATATTAAAGTCATTGTATAGGTTACTGCAAATAATAGAGAAGTTGT